TTGCTTCAACGTCCAGTCCCTCAAAATTTTTGATTTGAACGTTCGCTTGGTCTAATGTTTCCTTTGTTGTTTTGAGTTCAGTTTTTAAATTCTCTATTTCCTGTGTCTTATCTGTTTTAGCTTTTGTGGCTTCTACATCTTTACCATTTTCAGCCATGATACTATCGATTTGTTCTTTAGTTAACGATTGATCTCCGATTTTTAATTCCTCTAAAAATTTTCTATTCATAATATTTATTCCTCCTAACAATTACGCTTTTTACGTGTGTTGCATCACTATTGTGCCTGTTTACGTCTTTCGTCTGACATTCCTATATATGTATTAAGCTTTATAGTAAGGTACTCTTCCCCTCACCTCTAAAGGTACTTATTCCCTCATAGATTTATAAAACTTAATTGTGTTATGCTTGTTTCTTTTCTTCGACTTCATAGCTTACAAAATTATCTAAGCTAATTACTGCTAGCTCTTTGTTGTGTCTTCCATTTTCTTGTTTTCCTTCAATAAAGAATAATCCCTTGTCTTCATCAGCGTAACAAATAATATTATCAGCATTTTCAAATGTGATTTCTTCTAGTCCTAAGCTTGTTTCATACTTGACTACAACTTTTTTATTTTTTGTTGGTTGCATCTTTTTAACTTCTGCATCTATATCTATAGCCATGTCTTTTAAATCCATAGTCAATATTACTTGTGGTATTTCTCCACCTTTTAAAGATATATTTGCTTCTAGTACGCCGCTTATAGGTTTGTTATCTATAAAAATAGCGCTAGTACTTTTCCCGGTTTTAATTATTTTTACTTTTTGTAATTCCATTAACCCTCACCCCTTTTCTATAACTATAAGTTATATTATTATCTCTAATTACAATTATAAGTTATATTAAAAGTAAAGTAAATAGTATTTGTAGTTATAGTTAGTGTGAGTAATTGTTTTAAGGCATAAGAAAAGAGATAGTATAATATTTACTATCTCTTACTTTTTAGCTGCATTTGTTGCTTGTTGACTTATAGAACGGTCGAAACCCACTAATTGTGATCTATCGTTCTTTTGTCTAACGCCACTAACCTCTGAAAATTCTTTATATTCTCTGCGTTGTTGACTTAGTTTGATGCTTGAAATCTTAAAGTCGGAATCAAGTCCCGCTTCTTTATAACCAATTAGCTCACGTTTTGTCTGCCTTATAGCGGTTTCTATTTCTCTTTGGTATTGACTAGCTTCATAATGTGTATACTCTTTGCCTTTATATCCAAAGGTTTTCTTCGACTCTCTTTCCATTTCTTCAAGCTGCTTGTCTGAATATGTTCTAATTGATACATTTGGTATAAAAGGTAAGTAGTCATGATGACAATTGCTCCCCTTGAGGCCCCCGACCGTACCTAGTCCAGTTGAATCTGCTAAATTTGGATATTCTGAAGAGCTCCCAACTATTTTAAATACTCTACCTTGAAATTTTAAATGTGATGGTCTGCAAGGTGAGTGGCTTGTAACTTCTGCATACTGTTCATCTTTACTTATTAACTTATCCATATTAGCATTAGACATTTGTTGTGTCATTTGGTGAGTGCCAGTAAGCACTGCCCTCCTTGTAGCCACATCGATTCTATTGCTCCAACCGCTTTCATAATCTACAAACCGCAAACCGCTATCTGTCATTTTTTTTACTGCCTGTTTTATAACAATATTATAGTCTATTACACCGCTTTGTACTTTGAGTTGAGCAAGATTAAGTTCATCTTGATAAAACTTCGCTATTGGCTTGTAAGTAACTCTGTTGCCTAGCTTTTGAGCGAATCCCATTGATTGAGTTATATTTACTATATCCCCTTTAGTATTTTTAATTGCTGCTGATAGATAATCTTTCATTTGTTGGCTATTTTCTAATGTCAATGGATCCAGTTTGGCTTTCTTATATATTTCCTGTTCTGCCTTTATACTCGTTAAAGCTATTTCGGGGAATAATGATTCTATTTGTGCATTAGTAAGGTTTAATGTTTCTGCAATCTTCGCTTCAATATTCTTTATTCCTATAAGTTTGGCACGTTGTTTCTGCCATTCTGCGGTTGACGTTATCTCTCCAGTTTTAGCTACACGTCTTGAGAAGTCCGTTATAATGAATTCTTCTAATTGGCTATAAAGTTCTACTATATTATTAGGTATATTAGATAATTGATTAGGAGTTAATATATCAATCACCCTCTTTTATTTTAAAATATTCATTGAAGTTTTTCATTCCTTTTTCTTTCCATTCAAAATCTAACATAGAAATATGATATCCAGTTCCATCAAATACTCCATATTCTGAATATTCATCTACAAAATCATAATAATAATATTCTCCTGGAACTGTTTTTATAATTTTGCCTTCATGATTCTTCAACTCTATTTCTTTGATACATTTACACATTAACTCTTTTAAAAGTTTTCTTAACACCTCAATATCTTGAATTTCATCTATTTTCATTAATGAATCACCTCAATTATCTTATCTTTTGTTTCATCTTCTGATAGTGGTTTATTAGTGTATATGGTGCAATTGCCTGTAAAATTATAATCACCTTTCTTTTGAAATTCAATTATAATACTTCTTAAAATATATTCTGTTGGTTGTCCTATCCATGTTTTAGTTTCATAATTATTATGTGTTGAATTAATTATTATATTTTCTCTATTCAACTACAATTCCCCCTCGTACCTTTCTTTTAATTCTGCCTTTGCTTCTTTGATTTCCTTTTCCAGCTTATTCATATTAAATTCTATTTCATTCATTAACATTGCAAGCTTATTAAACTCTTCTTTATTTAACCCATCTAACTCAACATCTAAAGCTTTCCCTTTTTGCTCTGCCCACTTTTTATATTCTATTTGTTTTTGCCTTGTATCTTTGTCTGTAGCATCAATTAACTCTTTAACCTTGCAATTATTACATCTGAAATATTGAATTGTTATACCGCCTGTTAGGTGCTTTGATTCAATCACTGGTTTTATTTGTTCTTTGCAGCTATCACATATTATTTTATTCATTGTTTCCCTCCTATGAACCACTATTAGCAACTAAAATAACTTGCTCCATGTCTATATCTATTTTAGTTACTTTTAATTTTGCTTTTCTAAAATCGCTACTTTTTAGCCTTGCGCACTTTTCTGCATGACGTTCATCTTCTGCTATTACTACCATTGCATAATCTTCAACATAACTTACTCTATCAGTTCTTTCTACCTTAAAGCAATTCATCGTTTCACTCCTATATTAGATATTAGTATTAGACATTTGTATTATATTTTAATATTAGGTTGTAACACTATAAAATAGTATTATACATTAATATTATTTGTTTGCTTCTGATTCTAATTTATCATCCATCTCGTTTAATATTCTTTTTATTTGGCTCATGCCTAATGCCATTACTGGATTAACTTGTTTCGCATACTTTATTTCTCCATCAATAATTTTGTTAATATCAGCTATATCTATTTTCATTTTTATCATTCCTTTCTGCATCATATCTATATCTTGTGCGTTGCTTCAATTGCGTTAAACCTAAATTTAGCGAAATAACGTTAATTATCACACCTCAATTCCATATTTATCTTCTATATCTTGTCTATATTTGAGTTCTATTCCTATTTCGTCTTTTATTTCAAAATGATCTTCATATAGAATTGTTTTAGAATCGTATATATACTCGCCATCATCTTTAATAAAGAATCTTATTTCTTCATACTTCTTTACTTTTTCTAGCCATTCATCATACTTAATTATATGTCCTGTTTCTTTGTGAATAATACAATTAAATTTAATCATTTATCTTACCTCAAATTCATTTATTTTATTATCAATAGTAACTAATAGTCCATCATAGTAAGTAGATTCTAGTGTTAGTTCCATATCAGCATCTTTCATATCAAGTAATTTTCGAAAATCTTTCCCGTTAATTAATAATTCAGTTGGCATTTTTCCATTGTTGCAAAAGAACTCAAAACCTTTTGCTCTTATTTCTTTTATTCCCATTTACTTATCCCCTCGCCCTCTTATTATTTTCTCAACCCCTCCTGGAGTTAATATAGTTGGCATGCGTTTCCCTAACCTTTTATATTCCTTGTCTTCTTCTAGGTTCTTTAATCTGCTCTGCAGAGTAGCAAAAGGAACATTGTTTTCTCTCGCTACTTCTTGTAGAGTTTTAATGTCTTTTAGATTCATGTGGTCCACCTCTTAACTAATATTGTATTATATTGTAGTATTGAATATCAATATAATAAACCAGTATATAATACTTATATTATATACATTTGCTAAAACTAATATTTGATATTAGTACTAAATACTAACGCTTAATACTATTGAATTAAATAATTGCTTATATTAACTTTAAATATTGATATTTATAATTAATATTTGAGTTGTTGCATATTTTACAATAACTCTTTTCTGTACATTCTATAACGGTTTTTCTTCATCTACATCATTTTCTTTGCAAATCTTATCAAATGCCCTTTGTGATATACGATATTGGTTTCTGTTTGCTCCATCATGCCCATTAGGTTCTATTCCACTGCCTTTTAATTCTCTGCGTGTTCTAACTTCCCATTTGCCCGACCACTTATCATATCTTGCAGTTATTGAAGTTGCTGTGAATATGTGGTTTTCTCCTAATTCGGAATTATATTTTCTAAACATAATATCACTCCTTAAATTATTTGCAGCTTTTAAGGTAGCTGCTGACCTTTGTTTATTTATTCAGTAATTGTTTTTATTCTGTAATTATTATGTTGTGTATCTTTTAATATTGCTTTACCTTCTACTTCATCATAGTTATATGATTTGTCTTCGCACTCCCAACATAATTTTGAGCCTCTTTTAACTTCTTTTTGTAGTATATATACTTTCTTGCTCATATTAATGCACCCCTTTAAATTTATTTTGTATCTATCTGATATACTTAGAATATCATTAACGTTAATCATTGTCAATACATTTTAACTACTATTTGTAATTATTTTTATATCTTAATTACAAAAGCACCTATAAATTAATATAGGTGCTTATATTATGCGGTAGTGTCAAATGGACTTTTATTTATCAGTGTTGATGTATCAGGCATCATTTTTTTAGCTTCTTCTACACTGCATTTATATTTTTTTGCCAGGTATATTTCGGGTAATAAGATTCCGCTTGCCACATCTGCTTGCATAGATGCTAAATCATCATTCTTATTTACAATAATCGAATCATCATACTCGAATGTCATATCTTTCTCAACATCTACCGGTTTAACTGGTAATCTTGCAAGTTGCCCCCAATAAGACATGGCATAAGCTAACCCTTTTAATGAGCTCTTTTGTGATTTTTGCATATCGCTTACTGTTTGAAATGAGTTTTGTTTGCTGCTTTCAATTTCTGTGGCGGTCTTATCAGTTGTATCGGGATCACTAATTGTTCCATATGCTAATCCTACTAGAAATTCTATTGTTCTTAATTGATGTTGTAACCCATTGTAAAGACTTATATCCCTTATTGCCGGACTAAATACATTCCAACCACTTGTTTTATCTGCTAATGGATCAATATCTAATCTTCTGTATAATCTTTCTTTGCCTTTTGGTAATCCATCACCTATTTTATTCCCTTTGTTATCGTATTCGGGTTTTATCATATCTCTACTTACATCAATAGCCAACTCCGAACCTACATATTCCCAATCAATCCTGGAATATTGTTCATCAGCTTTCTTTAATATGTCATCAGATATTGGAGCGAATGCACTTACGCCTAGTGGAGAACTTGAATCTATTGTGTTAGCAAAAGGCATCTTAAAATAAGAGAATAAAGGTTTCTCAACATTACCAAGTGTTCCTTGTGGCGCAAAGCTTGCCCATTCTTCAACTTCTGTTAGTGCTATTTCATCACCTGGAGTTTGATTTATACTATTATTGTTAATGTTCTTTTTCTTAAATGCTTTGTTTATGATCGTATAGTCTGTACCAACTAAACTGTGGTATTCAACTCTTGTGTATACTGTATCTCCCTTTGTAATTGTTTCTGTAAATATACATGCAGTCATTTGATTATCTGTAAATGTTACTGGATAAAATTCATCTGCTTTGACAAAATCTACACGTATATGTCCATTAGATAGATAAGGTTTAAATATTACACCACCCTCTGCACACGCAAATTGAGTGTAGTTTCTTATGTTATCAATTACTACTTGATAATCTTTATTTAAGAAGTCATTGTTCTTTATTTCTGACTTGAATTCTATCGTT